GATTAAGGTAACCGCTACGGATGCGAGCGGTCCAGCACTTCAGTCCCTTGAGGATAAACTGAATGCTGCAAAGAAGCGGATGATTGAACTTGCCGTTGCCGGCAAGCAGAATACCGAAGAATTTATCAGGCTTCAACAAGAGGCAGGAGAGTTCAAGCGAACCATTGAAGGCGTTGAGCAGTCCGTTGATTCGGTCGCAAAGTCAGGAACGCAAGGGATGCAGTTGTTCTCGGAGGCTTTGACCGCAGTAACCGCAGGGTTCACGATTGCGACGAGTATGTCGGCCTTGTATGGCGAAGAGAACGAGGACCTTCAAAAGACGATGATCAAGGTTCAAGCGTCTATGGCTTTGCTTCAAAGCATACAGGCCTTGCTTGCCATTACGACTAAGACGAGTGCCGTAGCAACCACCGCTAACAGGATTGCCTTGGCCCTTTACGACAAGACTGTCAAAGGGACGACCATAAGCCTCAAAGGTTTCAAGGCTGCACTTGCTGCGACAGGGATTGGATTGATTGCCGTTGCTGCTGGTCTTGCCTACACGAACTGGGAAAAGTTGCGAGAGTTGCTCGGCTTACCACCGAACAATACCAAAGCCATTGCTGCCTTGGAGCGAGAAATTGCTTTGATGGAGGCCAATGGCGAGATGATTGAAGACATTGAGGCCAAGAAGATTCAGTTAATCAAACTGCAAGCCCAAGAGATGAAGGGGCAAGAAAAGTTGAACAAACTCAACGAGATTGGCATCATAACCGCTCAAGCACAAGTAAGGGCAAAGCAAGCACAAATTGCAACCCAAGAGAAAGCCATTGAAACCTCCGAGAGTGAACTTGAGTTGTTGCAGGCGCAGTTTGTTCAAGGGGAGTTAAATCAGGCAGCGCAGATTGAACTTGCTCAAAAGATTTACCAACAAAACGAGAGTTTATATCAGCAGAGGGTGATGCTTGCCCAAAGTCAGGAAGAACTTGACCAACTTGAAATTGACAAAGCAAATCAAAAGGCTCAATTGCTGCAAAACTTGCAAATGCAGTTGTTGGAAGATACGAAAAAAGACAAGGAGGTCGTCAATCAGTTAGGCGATAAACAATTTAACGATGAGATAAATAAGGCTAAAACCAAGGGAATCTTTCTTCAACAACAACTTGATGAGGAACGGGTACGAAGATTAGCAGCAGCCAAAATAGCCCTCGGAGATACCGAAGCGTACCTCACGATGGAGAAGGACATCAATGCAAGGTTTGATGCAGCAAAGGTCAATCAAAAGCAACTGACCGAAGAAGAGATATCAAGGATTGAACGTGAACGCAGACAACAAGACTTGCAGATGGCATCCGAAGCCGTTGGTGCGCTTGGCGATTTACTGACTGCTGGCTTGGGCCAATCCGAGAAAGACCAAAGAAAAGCCTTTGAGATTAACAAGAAAGCCAGCATGGGTCAAGCCCTTATCAACACCTTCATGGCCGTAACCGCTGCCCTGACTGCTGGAGGGAACCCGATTAAACTTGCAACAGGTCGTCAGTTCGTTGACGCAGGTATCGCCCTTGCAGCAGGTTTGGCACAGGTCGCCAAAATCAGCAAGACTCAGTTCCAAGGGAGTTCAGCAAGCGGAGGCGGTGGTGCGTTGACTGCCGGTGGTGGTGGCGGTGGAGAGGTTGCACCTCCTTCCATCTTTGCCAACCCTCAAACAACTATGCTTGGAACCGATGGTGCTGCAATGGGCCAAGGCCAAGGATCATCACCTATGCGAGCCTATGTGGTCGAGAGGGACATCACTCAAAGCACTCGCAGGGTTCGGAGGTTGGAGGAATTTGCAACTCTTGGAGCCTAACCACATTTACCTGCATGGAACTACCCATTTACAGGATGACCGTGGACGAGGTGGATGAAGGGGTCCAATTCGTGGCCCTGACCGATATGCCCGCCATCGAACGGCCATTCCAAGCCTTCGCAAAGACACCACAAAAGTTCACCGAAACAGGCGAACGGAGAGTGCTTACTGGCCCTCTCATGCTTGCAGACACCCCCATCTTTCGAAAGGACGAAACCTACGGGGAATACTACGTCGTATTCGACAAAGCCACCATCCGCAAAATCGTGCAGAAGTACTTCAAGCAAGGCAACCAGCACAACGTCAACGCTTACCACAACGCTGAACTGGATGGCGTGTTCATGTTCGAGTCCTACATCACCGACTCCGAGCGTGGCATCATGCCACCCAAGGGCTACGAGGACACCCCCGACGGCTCTTGGTTCGGTTCCTTCAAGGTCGAGAACGACGAGGTGTGGGACAACCGCAATCTATTCCGGGGTTTCTCCGTTGAAGGGCTTTTTGGAATGGACAAGACCGAATCCGAACTGGAGGTCGCACTCGCTGGCCTCGCTGACGAATTAACCGCTTTTTTGCAACAATTAACCCCCACCTACAAATCCCACTAACTATGAATCTCAAAAACGCAATCGAATCCCTGCGGACTGAACTCCGCAAATTCAGCACCCAAAAGCAGTCCTTCGCTGACTACAAGTTGACCGATGGCACGGTTGTCCGTGTGGATGGCGACCTCGTTGCCGGGACTGCCGTTTACGTTGTTGCCGAAGAAGGCACACTTCCTGCTCCCGATGGCGAACACGTCGTTGAGGGCGTTGGCACTATCAAGACTGAAGGAGGCAAAATCGTTGAGGTTATCGCTGCCGAAGTAGCAACCCCCGAAATCGAAGCCTTGCCCGTTGCTGCTGAAATCACCCCCGAAGTGGCCGTTGAGGTTACCGAAGAAATCAAAGAAGCCTATCCTGCTATGACCCCCGAAGTTGTGGAGGCCATCGTTGCCAAGCACCTTGGAGCCATCATGGAAGAACTCAAAGCAGCCTATGCCGAAATGGGCAAGATGAAAGAGAAAATGTCCGCATTCGCATCGCAGGTTGAAACCATGGCCGATATCGTTGAGAAGGTTTCCGAACTCCCAGCCGAAGCCCCAAAAGCAAGCGGTTCAGCAATCGTTGAGCAACGCAAGGCTCAGGCATCGCAGAACTTCAACGCTCTCGCACAAGCACTCCAATCACTCAAAAAAAACTAAACCCCTAAACCCCCATTAACAATGGCATATTCGTTCACAGGATTAACCTCCTACACCGACCAAGAGAGGCTTCCTCTCATCACCAAGGCCGTGTTCTCGGCCCGTTCAGCAGCCCTGTTCACCAAGCAGGTGGGCATCAAGTTCGCTGCTGCCCTCAACCTCATGGACACCGATGCCTTGATTCAAGGCGGAGATGTTTGCGGTTACGCAAGTTCAGGTACGACTACATTCAGTCAGCGTAACATCACCGTTGGACGCATGAAGGTTCAAGAAACCTTGTGTCCTCGTTCCTTGGAACAATACTGGATGCAGACCCAGTTGACCGCTGGCTCTACCTACGACGGTGTTCCTTTCGAGCAGGCTTTCTCCGAGCAGAAGGCTCTCCGTATCGCAGAGGCTTTGGAGAACGCAATTTGGAAGGGCAACACCTACTTTTCAGGTGTCAACCAGTTGTTGAACGCTGCATCGGGTTCTACCATCAGCGGTAACACAGGTGCGGTTTCCGCCTCCGTTGGTATCACTACAGGCAACGCAATCGCCATCTTTGACGGCATCTACAACCAAATCCCACAGGCCATCTTGACTAAGACTGACCTTGTAATCTTCTGCGGTTGGGACAACTTCCGCACGTTGCTTGGTGCTTTCAAATCAACCGCTAACGTCCTGTACAACCAAGTTGACTTGGCTGGACTTGCGGATGGCGACATCATGTATCCCGGTACAAACGTCCGTGTCATCGCAGTCCCCGGCTTGACTGGCACGAACCGCATCGTTTCTTCGTACCTCGGTAACTTCTTCTACGGAACCGACCTTTTGAGCGACGAAGAGCAATTCTCAATCTGGTTCAGCAAAGACAACGATGAAGTCCGCTTCCAAGCAGCCTTCAAAGCAGGTGTCCAAATCGCTTACCCCGACTTGGTTGTTGACTTCCGCTTGACCTAATGTGTAGGGGGGAGGGAAACCTCCCC